CATCGAGATTTCCACCGCCTATGTAAAGCTCATGCTTCTTGATACCTCTCGCACCCTCGTTCGTAGAGGGTCCATAGAAGTACTCGGTACGGGGATACTCGCCGGTAACGTCCTGAAATCCAAAGGGATGCTTTCCCGTTGAAAACTCCTTACCGCTACCTAGCGTATTAATCCGATCTTTTAGTTCATCGTTCTCGGTGCTCATACCTTCTCCTTAGCAAATGTATTTGTCTATCATCTCTAATCGATCGTTCGCTGTTGCAATCGCATCGAGCTCTTTACCGATAGTCTCGACAATATCGGAATGCTCTCCGATTCCTGCCGGATTCATACGATAGGTCTGGATGTTAGCAACGTGCAATGCTATCTCTCCTTCAGCATGCTTACGTGCAGCATCGATTAAAAATTGGCCACGAATTTCTGTCATACATAATACCTCTCTTTAGCTAGTTGACGTTAATATAATTTATATAGATCACATAATAGTAACCTGCTAGTAGAGCGAATCCTAAGATCCACTGCAACAAATGTCCTTTCATCCTTTCCTTTCAACACTTATAGTCAGGTAAACCACCTGAACACTCTATCTTAACCGGTGGATCTTCCTTCTTAAATCCACCCCTTTCCTTTATCGCGTACGCTATGATAAGAACATATGCTGTTACAAGGAGTACGCCGACTGTCCATTTCACTCGTGACCCTGTGTTAAAAAATGGTACCTCGCTCTAAAGGGCCGGTTTTCCATGGCGGCTTTTCCTGTCATTTATATACCACCCCATTACGCGAAAGGATCGAACCGAGCACCCAGCTGGTTCTGAGATACCAGCTCTGCAGTAGTGAACTGAGATCTCGCCTGTTCTGGTGTTATAGGTCCGTCCTTAGGTTTCGCGAGGTTGTACTTCGTGTACCAGTTCTCTACGAACTCGGGCATATCGAGTCCAGGGTCAACCTTTCCCTTGTTGTCCACATCGATATGACCCCATACCTGACCACCCGGCCATACCATATAGAAAGCGTCAAGGAACTCATCTAACGAGTCGATCTGATCGCTGTTTATACTGGCACCGCTGACATGCTTCTCCGAGTTAGGCGTGCCGGTCATGCAGTTATATCCTCCTACCAGACACAAGCCGATAGAGAAGTTGTTATGTCCGTTGTCCTTGGCGTGAGCACCTGTCCTATCTATAGGTCTGCCCCTTTGTATCCTTCCATCTTTTCTTATAACGTAGTGATATCCTATACCGCTGAATCCCCTCTGAGTGTGCCACTCGTGTATCTCATCTGCACCTATATCCTGATTCAAATAAGTGGCAGACCAATGGACCACGACCTCTGTGATGTCTCGAGTGGAGGCATAGAAGTCCGCTGCAAGCTCCTCATAAGTCTCTACATAATCAAACTTATAGGCTGCGACTCTCCCCGTGATCCTTGTAGAATCACTTATGGGGCCGCTGGATGTGGTGGTTGTTTCCTTCTTTGGATTGAAGACCGCCTCTGCTCGCTTCTCTCTCGATGTCTCTGGTGTATCGACAACGGTGTTCTGGTCCTCCCAGCTCGCCGCTGAGGTACCTATCTCGAAGTTAGGTAGAGAGCTGGTCCCCATCGCCTTACTCCGTGGTTCCGGCGCGAGGTTACCTGAGACAGATGTATCCACTCCTGCTACCGTATCCTCTACCGTCCCTCTGTCAAGGTCTGGCTTCAGTCTGAGGATCTCGTTAGTCGCTGCTATATTGGCAGCCGGTGTAGCATCTGACATGATCTTAAGGAGCTCTGAGATCTTGTCCATGGAGAACGTCCCCTCACTGAGCTTTATCAGCTTGTTCTTATTAGTTCCGTCGACCTTACTCATCAGGCTTTCCATGATGTTATTTGCGTCCGTCCCCACCGCCGCATCGATCTTATTTGTGAACTTCCCGACTTCTGAAAAAAAGTTCTCTGCAGCCTTACTCGTGTCCTCCTCTCCCTTCTGTATTGCAGAAGTCAGATCTGCTTGGAACTGAGGGTCTGCGAACTGAGCTGCCACACTGCCGAGCTCTACAGATGTCTTGCCTGTACTCGCCTGTAGAGACTTCAGGATAGCCTTAGGAGAGTTGCCTGTTGCCACCTCGTGACTGTTTCCGTTCGATACTGTAGTACCCATTATGGACTCGAGAGCTGACTTTGATGACGATACGACCTCCTTTGCGAGTTCTGGTACGGATTCAGCAAATGCAGTGCCTGTTCCGTCTACTGTAGTTGTTCCATAATCGTTCTCGATAGTTGCTGCCTTGATACCTGCAAGAGATGATTGCAGATCCTTACCGAGTTGAGACTTCATAAGAGCGTCGGCCTTGTTCTTGAACTGCTGAGCTGCCTGTACCATCTCTTCGATAGGAGCTGTCTTGGCTATTGACTGTAGGTTTGTCTTCAGTGTTTCTCTTGTAGTAGCCATTATCCAAGCCTCTCGAGTGTATCTTTTGCGTAGGTGATTCGTGTATCCATCAGGTTATCTCTCCTTATGTAAGATCTGGCGACCGCCTTCGTCATCTCTACTATGTCTTCTGCCTTTAGGAGCTTGTTCAGACCTAAGTAGGAGTATGTTCGAAGCTCGTTCAGTACAAACATGAGCTGTGTCTTGTAGTCCTGCCAGTTCAGGTTACGCTGTCCGGCAAACGACTTCAGAAGAACGAATCGGTTCCCAGCAGTCTCTACTGCACTCCACTGTGCAATGCCGTAGTTATTGTTCGAGACCTTCAGAGGATCGATGTTCGTACCTGCCTCCACGACGAGGTTTCCGATGATCGCGGCGCTCTGTTCTGCGGTGAACGTGTTCGCCATGAAGAAGTTAAAGGCGATCTCTGCGTTCGTGTTTCCGTTAAAGAATGCGGACAGCAGGCTCTGGCTCGTAAGCGACTTGTCTTCCGATGCCGCGAGCTTCTCGATCTGTACTGGGCTCGGATCCTCGATCGTGTGTACCGCACCGAGAATGAACGGGATCTGACTCGACTCGCCGTCGAGAAACATGCCCATGACCTTTGCACCGGGAAGCAGTCGTCCCATCTTGCCTATGCCCGAAACGCCACCTTCTGTAGTAGGTATCAGTGTCTGAGCCCAAGGAAGATCCTCTGACTCGAGATCCGCTACTCTTTCTGGATGTACGCCGTAGATCCGTACCTGCATGCGACCAAGCATCTGAGGATCGTTCGGGTTGACAACGATACCGAACCACCACCTCATGTTGTCGCCGTAGAAGAAGTATGGTATCGTGGCCGCGTTTGTTATGCTCATTACGTGGCTCCTTCTGTATTGCTGAGTTTGACACAGTCGATGTAGCAAACGTGCTGCGCCTTGGGTCCGTCTCTCTGTATCACGTGCCTGATCTTCTTGATGAGGTAGTTACCTGACCTCTTCCTGTCAGTGTGCTGCGAGTAGTCCTTACCCTTGACGATAGGCTCGTTGTCTATGAACTCGATCTCGATCACGTTACCGCAACCTGTGTTTGCGTACTCGTCACCGGGAAGCGGAAGAAAGTTACGTCCCGGCACCTTGATCTTGAGAGGCGTCTTGAACGTGAACTCTCGAAGAGCCTTCGCGATTGCTTTCGTGCTGTGATGTGCTGGCGTGACGTCCTCATAGTAACCGGGTATATCGTTATATAGGCCTGTTGTACCGATCTGCATTGTCCTCTTCGTATCGTACTCGTGAAGGTGCTTTGTACCCATGACGAACTCGTCGTCGTAAGTAGGTGACCTTCTCTTCTCGGTAAGAGTTGTGTTCTTGTTCATGTTATCGAACACCTTCTTGATGTCAAAGTGAAAGGCGTTGTCTGCAAAGTTCTGTGTATCGAGAAACGAGTAGTGTGCACCGATGTTGCCTTGCCTGAGAAGAGGTATGATCTGTTCCTGTGGTGGAAGCATGAAGTCAATGATGAAGTATCCTTGTGACTGTACTGTGTACTCCGAAGCGTTTGCTGTCAGTGACTGGTTGAACTTGTAAGGCATGCCCTCGTTGATTGCAGGTCTCTGCAGCATTGTCTCGAGGTCAAAGAATCTCAGGTCATCATCTCTCCATACCGACCATAGGTAGAACGGCGATCCTGTGCTTGATGTCGACCTGTTACACATCCACTTCATAGCAACATAAGGCCTCCAGTTTGGTATGATAACTCGCATGTTCTGCTGAAACGTTTGAGCCTCGGTAGTAATGAACTCTCTTGGCGGATCAACATTTGCATACACGTCATTCATGATTGACCTGATGATGCTTAACGGGTTGCCGTCATACTTCTTGTTAACGTTTATGAGCTCTGATATGTATGAGTTCCTGTCAATAAGAGAAAGTGTAAACACCTCGTTCTGATCGTTTGTACCGCGTGTCACTGCCTGTATGCCAGTGATGTTGAATATTCGTGTTATTGGAGGAAGATCTCTTTCAGGCTTCTGACACTCGACAAGCACAAACTCCTGTCCTTGAAAGTCAATCGTTTCAAGCAGGTTATCGTTATCGAGAATCACGAGATTGCCTTGCAGCACGAGGCTGTCAATGCTCTCTACTATGTCGAATTGAATCACGTTTCGAGTGATATCAAACTCGTAATCTCCAAATCTATTTGACTTAATCACAACCCGTTCGAACCTAATGTCAAACGGACTGGATGACCTCATATCTCCTGCCATTATCCACCTGTAAGCGCTTTGCGGAAAGCATTCATAACGCTGTTAATCGCAGAAGGCTTCACTATTTTAATCTGTCTCAAGCTGTCATTTTCTTCTTTGTAGTACTCACTAAAAAGTACTGGTGTAAGTGTACCGGGTGGATCAAGTGCAGGATCAACGTCAACCTGATTCAAGTCGCCGTCCACATAATGCCTCACTGCAAGATACTCAAACGCTGATCCTGAAAGAGTTATCGTTTGCAATGCTCCTGTTGTAGGATGATTTGAAATCACAAGCTCATTACCTAAGAATGTAGAATCGTTGGTTGGTTTTACAATAATCTGTCCAAGCTCAAGCCTTCTTCTTTTCACGATGCCTGTAGCACCAGAAGACTGACCTGTAACTAACTGACCGGGTAAGAATAGACCAGTAAGAGATGCTTTTGTTGTAAGCGTTCTGTTTGGGTAGTCAGTCTTAACTTTCTTATCAAGTGATCGTTGTGTAAGTGGCCAACCTCTTTCTCTTATGTTATCGTTAAGAAGAAAAAATGTGAAGTAAGGATTGACCTCACCATACACCTTATATGCAACCTGATCAGGTCTCTCGCCGTCAAATATGAAGTAGTCGGAATAGAATGTTATCTGATCTTTAATTTGATCAATCACGTCAACATAGTTTCCTATGTTTTGAAAGAAAGCCGGTTGTGCTTCATTGCCGAATCTGTACGGAATTATCTCAAACTTATCAAAATATGTCGACATATTAGTAACCCTTTAATACGAGACCCTTGTCGAGAGTCTTCTGTTCTTGGAATGACAAAGTTATCTGAGCATTTTGGAAAGGCATTGATGCGGGGCTGTTTTCCATGAGGCCCGGGCCGCTTGTTCCGTATGTTGCAGAAACGTTTGTCAAGTAGCAAGGTAAGAACTTTGTAAGTATTTCTTCTGAATCGTAAACGAGAGATGAACCGTCAGGACCAGCAGGATTAGCACCTTTCTTACGATGTAGTGATATTTGAAACGTATTAGGAAATCTGTATCCAAGTGGTATGTTTGACTTGCTTTCAGAAATAGTTTCTGGATAGAGCTCTGTTCTAAACAGCCTGATAATTGCTGCTGCTTTTATTGCCTCATGTCTTGATGTAGGCTGCATATTAAAGCTAAATGTAAATGATCTTAAGTTTACACTTTTGAAGAGTGCTCGTGTATTGGGATTAGTTGTAATCCTAAGTGCACTTTTGACACCTCCTACAATCTCATCACCTGCACCGGGTATGAATTCGAGAGCTTTGAGTGCTGCCAATTTTCCTATGTCTGGATTTCCAGCATTTCCGTTGATCATATCTTTAATGTCATCTGCAATAGCACCTAAACCTGCGCCAGCAGCTGACTTGATAGATCCAGTGTTTTGTATACCCGCTTCTGCAGCACCTCCCATACGACCAAGATCTACGTTTTCAACATTGACGCCATCACTTACAGATATACCTACTGGTAGATATAAATCAATGACATCTCCTGGGATCGTCTTTTCGTTCTTAAGTGTTTCACTTACAACACTTCCTACATCTCCAAATGCTGTTTGAATCTTTTGTTTGAGCGCGTTATCTTTAAATGCTTGTGTATTTGTACCTGCTTGTGCTGGATCAGCGCCAGGGTTAAACTGCGGACGAGGGTCAGCATCAGGAGCATCTACTTTTCTTTGTGCTCTGTCGATGCTTTTTAAACTTTTTGATAGTTCAAATGCTTTTTGTGGATCTGCACCTCCGGGTTCGATGACAAGTACCTGAAACCTAATGAATGCATCTATCATATCCTGATTGTCACCAGGGAATGTCATAAATTGTGGTGCAAAGATAGCTCTGTCAGACGCTCCACCACCTGTACCGAAACCGGTTTCCATCCAGTCTTCAGCAAGACCAGTAAGACCTCCCGTAACAGCTCCACCTATATCATTAAGGGCGTTTCTAGCCTGTCCTACTGCTGCATTTGTGTTTATTCTACTCAATAACTCTGATATTGCCATGTAGGGATCCTTAATAAATAATGTTGAATATTAATATCAGTATTTATAAGGATTGTGATGACTTATTCTGGTACATATAAGATAAAACACAAGAGTAAGTACAAAGGTGACGTATCAAACGTGGTGTATAGATCCATGTGGGAGAAGTACGTGTTTATGTGGCTTGATTCAAATCCTGATGTTAAATACTGGTCATCCGAAGAAACCGTGATACCATACTACTATGAGTATGATAAAAGATATCATAAATATTTTGTCGATATCAAGGTTACTTATAAGGATGGGAACACCAGCATCATAGAAATAAAGCCTGAATATCAGACAAAACCTCCTACAGGCCGTCGTAAAACTAAGAAGTATATACGTGAAGGATTAGAATATGTAAAGAATATGAATAAGTGGCAAGCAGCAAGTGAATATGCAAAGGATAGAAATTGGAAGTTTGAGATATGGACTGAAAGGCAATTGACTGCAAAGGGCATACTTAAGAAACGTATCAAACCATTAAAAAAGTTATGACCAAATATTTCATAGACTTAATAGCTGCACAAATAAAAGTAGCACTAAAACAAGAGTATGAGCGTGGGTGGGATGATTGCATGAACTATCATTGGAAGAAAACAGATGAAGAATATAATGAAGAAAAGGACCCATATTCTGGTTGAAAATAGGTATAAATAGTGGTATGAGTAACTTATTTCAGAAACTAGAATTAGAAGCTTTTCGAAAAGGCATTACACCTCGTACGGAGGAGTCCATGGCTTGGTTCAGGAGAAGAGCATACAGGATCAGAAGAGTTAACCGTAATGAGATAATGAAAGATGAACCGATTAATCTCAAGTCTGGTATTGCAGGCGGTGGCATGTTTATGTATTTTTATGATCCTAAGACAAAAGACAAGCTTCCATACTATGATCAGTTTCCTCTTTCAATCATTGTTGACAAAGCACCCGGAGGATTCTACGGACTGAATTTACATTATCTAAATCCAATACTTCGAGCAAAGCTTTTGGATGCTCTACTCGAAACTATCAATAATAAAAAATATGATGAAACAACTAAGTTTAGATTGAATTATAAATTACTAAAGAATGCTTCAAAGTTCAAGCATTTTCAACCGTGCTTTAAACACTATCTTCTAGATCATGTACGTTCTAAGTTTGGACATGTACCAGCACCTGAATGGGAGATTGCCACATTCTTACCGATGGCATCATGGAAGAAAGCAAGTCCTCAAGAAGTGTATAGAGATTCAAAAAGGATGATAAGATGACGTTTTCTGTAGACCAGTTTAGAAGCCAAATTAGACAAGGTATAGCACAAACAAGTTTGTGGAGAGTATTACTACCTAGCTTAAAATCTGGTCCTTTTGGAGGAAGCCCCTCATCATACGCGCTTAATGTAATATGTAAGGCTGCTAACATGCCGGGAAGACAAATGCTGACACAAGACAGACAGTATGGCATGCATAGAGAAAAAATTACGTATGGATTTGCACAAGAAGATGTAAGCCTAACATTCTATGTACTACAAGATTATGGAATAAAACAGTACTTCGATGAATGGATGGGCAAACAGATAAATTTTAGAGGTGACGGTGCTAATGAACCTGCGCCTACTGTAAATTATAAAAAAGAATATGTTAAAGACATTAAGATACAACAGCTCAAGAAAGATGTCATATTTGATTTGAGCTTCAACTTTCAAGGTCCATTGGGGCTTGAATTGGTCGGTGATATCGTAACACCTGACCAGATAGCATACACGTGTTTGTTGGAGGATGCATTCCCCACTACCATGAATGCTATCGAATTTAGTAATGAAGGTGGACTTGCTGAATTGAACGTCCAGATTTCTTATACAACATGGCAAGGCGTCCAGGGGTTCTCCTTGTCTTCACTAACAGGTGGTTTAATACCATCTATTCCAGCTTTACAAGGATTAGGATAATATTATGGCTTTACCAGTAATTAATCAAGCGCCAAAGTTTGAGATGGAAATTCCTTCGACAAAAGAGGTTGTTAAGTTCAGACCTTATCTTGTCAAGGAAGAGAAAATCATGATGATGGCGATTGAATCAGAAGACCAAAATGCAGCGGTTGCAGCTGTGGTCGACACTATTGATGCATGTGTCGAAGGAGGTGTCGATAGATCGGCATTAACTACCTTTGATGTAGAATACATGTTTACGCAGATCAGGACAAGATCTGTAGGTGAAAATGCAAAGGTCAAACTCAAGTGTCAAGCGATTGATTGTGATCATGAGAATGATGTGCAGATTGAACTTGATTCAATAAAGGTTAAATTTCCAGAGAAAGAAGTTACCAATGAGATTAAGATAAGTGACGATCTTTCGATGGTAATGAAATATCCGAAGTATACACAGATTGTCGATTCTGGTGTTATGGCAAACAAGAGTCCAACTCAACAGACGTTTGACATGATTGCGCAGTGTATCGAGGCTGTTAATACTGCGGATGAATCTATACTATTTAAAGATGAATCACATGAAGATCAGATGAACTTCATTGAGTCATTGACTAAGGATCAGCTTGAACAAGTCCAACAATACGTTGAGGGCATGCCAAAGATGGTTCACGATTTTAAGTTTACGTGTGCTAAATGTGGTCACGTAAACGAAGTACATTTGGAAGGAATGCAGAATTTTTTTTAATTGGTCTCTCTCATGATAATTTAACCAACTTTTATAAGACCAACTTTCAACTTGTACAGCATCATAAGTATAGTCTCACAGAGATAGAGAATATGATGCCATGGGAGAGGGAAATATACTTGATGTTGCTTGAACAGCATATCAAGGAAGAGAACGAGCGAGTAAGACTCGAACAACAGACGAGGAAATAATGGCTGAATTAAAAGATGTCGTCCAGAAACTAGAAGAAAACAAACGTGCTAATGATGCTGCTATAACGTCATTAAAAGGTACGTTTGATAAGCACTTTGCTATGCTTAAGCGAGGTATGCTTGATAAGTTAGAGCAAGACATCGAAAGCCAAAAGAAAGCCAAACAGGAATCTGCTACTGTATCATCTGGAGGTGGTGCTGGTGGATTTAAGATCCCAACGCTTGGAGGTTTATTCAAAGGAGTGCTAGCAGGTATCACTGCACTTGGCGCTGCAATGTTAGGCCTAAGAGGATGGGAGATGGGTGCTATTAAGAAGCTCCGAAGGATGTTCTCAAAAGAAGGCAGTATTGGCAGGCTATTTAGCAATGCGTTTGATAGCATTAGAGATACAATACGTCGAAGGCTTCAAATGGTCAAAGACATCTGGGGAAAAGATCCAGAGAAATCATTTGGTGCTCGTATCAAAAACTGGTATAACAGACAAGTAACAAGAATGAGATCATTCTTAGGTATGGCTGATGATATACCAGAAGAGAAGATGACATTCCTCCAAAGAGCTCGAAACTGGTTTGCTGGGTTGAGACAATCTTTGGCTGCAAGCTTAGGTATCACTATGGTAGATGCTGATGGCAAAAAAGTTAAGAAGGCTGATATGACTCTTGCGCAAAGAGTAAGAAACTATTTCAGCAATATGAGAACTCGTATCTCTCAAAGCTTCGGCCTTACAATGGCTAATGTAGATCCTGAAACACAAAAGTTCCAGAAGTTTACTCTTGCTCAAAGAGTTAGAAGCTACTTTGGTAAGATGAGAACAAACTTACTGACATCTTTTGGATTAGGTGATGAGGCAATGAAAGCTGCTGGTGCAGGTGATGATGTATCAAAAATGAGTGTGATGGCAAGAATAAAAACAGCATTTGATGCAAAGTTCAAGAGTGTTCTTGCAATGTTTGGTCTAAGTGCAGATGATTACGCTAAAACTGTTGGCGGAGCTACAGACGATTTAGCAAAGGGTAAAGGCGGTGGCCTATTGGCAAGACTTGGTGGAATGATAGACAATCTTGTAGCACCTATAAGAAGTATGATTACAGGCGCTCGTACATGGATGTCTGGTGCAGGTAAAGCAATGATGGATTTCTTTAAGCCTTTCTTAGGAGCAGCCGGAGGTTTTGCTAAGATGATTGGTAAGTTCTTGAAACCTATCGGTGTCGTGTTCTCATTGTTTGACGGCTTTAAAGCATATCAAAATCAGGAAGGTGGATTCCTCGCAAAAATTGGTGCAGGTGTCGCAGAAGCGGTTGCTGACTTTTTTGGCATGCCACTCGACCTGTTAAAAGATATTGTAAGTTGGGCAGCCGGAAAGTTAGGATTCAAGAATGCAGAGAAGTTTCTTGATAGCTTTAGCTTTGATGCAATATTTAAAGATATACTAAGAAGCATATTCGGACTTGGTGGAAAGACTAAAGACTTCTTAGTAAGTCTTATTCCTACAGGTGCAGACATCAAAGCTTTTGGTAAGAAGTTGTTACCAAGCTTTGATTTTGAAATAGGAAATCCTCTACCGTTTATAGGTAAGACGATAGGTGGTGTATTTGATAGTATGGCTGAATTGTTTAGAGAGTACTTACCGGCAAGATTCGGCGGTGATGCTTTAGGAGGCTGGGCTGAAAGAACAGGTGATAGTATAAGAAAGATGTTTGGTGAGAGTACTTCTACTGCAGCAAAAGTTTCTCCTATGAATGCTGCAGGCATGGATTTTGCAGGTGGTGGTGCACAACAAAGAAATTTAAGCCCAGGTGCTATGGGAGGTCAGGGACAGGTTAATATTGCTATTGATGCAAAGGATCTCTCTGACAAGAGTACTGGAAAAGGTGCTGCAACATATGCAGGAACCAGCGGCTTCGGAAGTTTTTCCGAAGACCGCGGGCTTGCGTTTCCTTAAGCTTCTTGATTAGCTAACTTGCTGAAATAAGCAAGTGTATCTTCATCGTCTTGGTCAGTAATATCTTCTGCCTTGACAGGTGGAGCAGCTTCAGGCTCATTCATGGAAACTTCCTCCTTGATAGTCGGGGCTCCTGCATTTACTTCTTCTCCAAGAACTTTTGCAAGCTTCAATTTAAGCTCATCATATGTCTTGTAGTTCTTAGGATCAGCAAACTCATTAAGATCGTACATTGAATTGTACAACCCTTCGAGTTTAGTATCATCATCTGATACTTGTGTTGGTGAAGCAAACTCAGACTTATCGTAATTGCGATAGCCCTCTACCTGACGGATTTTCAATTTAAAATCCGCACCCTCCCAAAAATCAAAAGGGTTAACCGGTTTTTCATCAGCAAATGTAGGCTGCATAAGATCCATGATCTTATCAAAGATCTTCTTACCATACTGGTACATAAAGACCTTACCTTCATTTGCCGGATTTGCAGGATCGTTGACTACCATAACGTTAGACACATAGTGAAGTCTACGTTTACGATCTCTAGCGATCTCCTTATCCGCGTCGATACCGGAATTCCACAACTTGGAGTTTAGTTCTCCAACTGGGTCTTGTTGACCAATTGAGGTAAGTGATCTTTCAATATACCACAAACCAGTTGGGCCCTTGAATCCATGATCCCAGTAGCGTGCCCAGGGAAGGTCATTACCCTCTGCTGCTGGTAGGAACCTAATGACAGCGTAGCCATTTCCAACTTTATCTACCGTTGGCTTCCAGAACCTATTGTCCTCATAGCTTTTCTTTTCGGTGCTGCCACCGACCGCCTCGGCTGCTTGAAGTAGCTTGCTGATTTGATCGCGATTTTTCTTAAGATTTGCAAAACTCATATTGTCTCCTTGTATTGCTGAAATATTGCATTGTATGTTTACAAAGGTAAAGTATTTGAATCCGATTTGATATAGTGTAACTCTATCGCTTCTTGTTCAAGCTTACCTTTAATTACTGGCGAAATGAACTTACTCACTTCGTCAGGTTCGATGCCTTTATCTTCGCAAATATAAAGTATTGCGTCCATATAAGACATCTTCATATCGAGAGCAGTACTCTCAATAATCTTTGTCATCTTAGACTTAGTCAAGAACTCATTCTTAATTTCATCTTTAGTCATTCCTTACCGCTTTCAGTAGAATTGTTTCTTTGTTGATTCGCGGATTAGGTTTAGATGTCTTTGTAGTAAGTTCAGACCAAGCCTTGTCAATTTGTTTGACAGACTTATTCTGTACGATTGGAATCATAAGATCAGGCTTTCTCAATGTCACTTGCCTTGATAATTCATCATCCATGTTCTTAATAGTAGAGCCACTAATCTCAAAACCGCCAACCGATTCTGTAACATATTCTGTCAATCGTTTATACTTGACGTTATATGTATATATACGACTTGCACCAACCATCAAAACTGGATTGATTGATGTAAGCTTTGCCTCACTTGACTCTTTACAGTAATTAAGCCTAGCAACCTGTTTATCTGCAGACTTTGCTTTTGGCACTCTTACTTTACGAGTCGCTTTAGTTGACGCTTTTACTTTTTCAAGATCTGCCAACATCTCGTGACAACATTTAATCCGGCGGTTGAGTTCTGACCGAGAAAGGTGTGAATAACCTTCCACAGCCTGATCGCATCTTTTATGATAGGCATCTTCATAATCTAGTAGCCAGCCCTCAACCACCTTCTTAACTGGGACAATCGCCGCACCAGTTAAACCATGATATTTAAATCTGTTGAATACATCAAGAGTAGTCTTCTCTCCTTCAATCCACTGATCTTCAAGGAGAAAGAGATCATCCATGATTGTGTTTTGGATCTTGTTTTGTAGCTTCTGCATAGGCGTTAGTACAATTACATTGCCTTTTGCTGCAGCTGCTTCTTGCTTCTCTTTAAGAAGAGGTGTACCTCTTGCTTTTAGCTCTTCAATATATCTTGTAAGAGCTTCTTTCCAATCAGTATTCTTAAACTTAAGTTCTTCTTCAGGAAGATTAGAGTTCAACCAGAATGCTATTGCACTGTAGTGTGTATGCATATAGAACATGTATTCAGGACATGCTAAGATAGTCTTGGCATCTCCTTTAGAATAATTCTTTTTGATATAGGTCTTTAGCTGTTCAGAAAGAGCTTTCTTGTCAACCTCTGTATGAAAATAATATTTGGTTGACTCAAGCCCTTTCTCAATAGGCGCACCTGCAATACCAAACTTAGCTCTTGCTCTTGGTTGTTTCTTCTTGCGAGGTTTGCCCTTCATAGCAGATAGCGCCATTAAGCGGTGCCTCTTTCAAAGTTTTCAACTGAATCAACTCTGAAAGAACGCCAGTCTTTGGCATTGATGTCAAACACAGGAATGACATTGAGATTTACTTTTCTTTGACGCGTATTCTCATCAAGAGTGTCGGACATCTCAGCCGTAAAATCTCTTTTACTCTCTTCATATTTTGCCATCACTTCTTCGTTGAGAGTACATTCCATGTGGCGTTTTTCACCATTGACTTTTGTGAAGTCAACAGTGACGATTCCTTCCTTTAAGGAAGAAATCATTTCATCTCTTGTTAGCATATTAGTCCCAATCGTTATCGAACTGTGTGGTAGCTCTCATAGTTTCGCCATAATACTCATTGGCATATGAAGAAGCATCAGTCCAGTGGTTGATGTTAGTGTCATCATTTTTGATGACTTCGCCAGCTTCCATCTCAGCTAGCATTTCTCTGTCTTTAGCTTCACGCTCAAGACGAGCCTTGTGAACTTTTTTGATAAGTTCTAATCTTTTTTCGTAATCAAATGACATGGTATTTCCTTTCCTTTTCCATTTTATAGTACTATTCTACCACAGTTCTCAGAGAATGTAAACCATTAAATGCACTTTTTTTCACTTTTTTTCACTTTTTTTTACCTTATATCAAAATAACGTAGTC